ACCTTATGCTCCGAGGATATTATCCACGCGGAAGATACGGTAGTACTGGTTAGTTCTAGCAGCTGCCAGACCAGATGAAGGTGTTGAACCAACGAATGGATTTGAGACCATGCCGTAGCGAGTCTTAAAGCCAATCTTAGGCTGGAAGGTGTCTTCACCAACCGCACGAACCATTGTTAATGGTACGTATGGGCAGTAGAACAGACCAGCGTCATATGGGTTAGTACCTTTGTAACCTACGTTACAATAATCGGTTGTGGCATATGGGTCAATGTACACACGCATGCGACCGTTCAGTACACCAGCGAATGTGTTGCCAGTGTCGTCGACGTTCAAGCTAGTTGACATTGCAGGAGCGTAATCCAACATGCCTGATGCTGACAGAGCAGAAGCTACGTCAGAAGAACAGATCATGAAGTTACCTTTGCCCCGACGAGTGTCTTTAGCAATCTGGTTAGCTTCACGCTCGATCTGCATGATCAGACCCTTGAACTTTTCAACTGACCAACGACCATCGGCGTCTGTTTGTACGTCGAAGATACCATTGATTGCTGTGTTGGTTGTAGTTGCACCAGTCTTAGCTTGTGAGTTGATTGTACGAACAACTTCACGGTTGATTTCAGCCATGATTTCTGTTGACAGAATGTTAGCCAGCTCTGTCTCAGCATCCAGACCATGAATTGCTTTCAGGTCTTGTGCCAGTTCCAGAGTGTATTCTGCTTTCAGAGCACGTGACTTCGCAGTCACAGTTGCTTTCTCGATGGTGAAGCCCATTTCAGCGAACTGCTCACCACCTGATACACCCAGTGCTTCAGCTTCGGCAGTTGTGTATGGATCAACTGTTGCGTCAGGCAAAGAAGAATCACGTTCTGTATCGATGCTTGAGTCAACTGTTACATCGTCGCTAACACCAGACAGACCTGATGGATCTGAAGACTGAGCAGTTGCAGATGAATCACCTGAGTAGTTAACTGCAGCTTCGTTAAACAGAGCTTCAGTGTTGTTAGCTTGACCAGCTTTGTTTAGAGCAGACTGATAACGTGACTTCATTGCGAAGATCAGACCAGTAGGACCAGACATAGGCTGAACACCACAGATGTCGTATGCCATCAAGTTAGGCATTGCACGGCGAACAAGAGCAATCAGAACTGGGTTCCAGTTTGCTGCACCTGATGCAGTTACTGTGGTTGTGTTATTTGCTTCTTGGAGCATGCCTTCTTCACGAAGAGCAATTTCCTGGTTTTCCAGAACAGCTGCGGTAACAGCTTTCCGGTGTGCATCTTGGATAGTGCCTGCTGATTCTTCATTCAGTACAGGTGCCCACTTCTCCATCAATGCGTCATAAGAGACTGTATTCATTTTTTTGGACTCCTAATTATTTCTTTTGTCTTTGGATTGCTTGTAGGTACTGAGCCATTGAACCAGAAGCTTCAACAACGGTTTCACCGTCATCATCTTCTTCTACAATGTCAGCAGACTCAGTTGCTTTTTTGGTGAAGTATGATTCCTTAATGGTTTCAACTTTTTGTGCAAAAGTTTCTGCATCTTCGAAATCTACATCTTCAGCCAATTTCTTAAGTTTTTCAACTTGTGTAGCGGCAAGACCTTCAGCAGCTTCACGGATGATAGCATCACGCTTCAGTACTTCCAGTTCTTCCTGCATAGCAAGTGTTTGTGCTACAGCAGTGTTGTGTGCTTCTTCAAGCTCTTCAACTTCTGCTGCAAGTTCGTCAACCAGGTCAACTTTAGACTCAGGTACTTCGATGTATGATTCTGTGAACAGATCTTTCAGAGAGTTCATGAACTTCTCAGCAATTTCTGTGCGCAGACCAGATTCGATAGCAACTCTGTTGTCGTCCATCCACTGTTCGACTACGTAGTTCAGGTATGAATCTACCTTTTCTACAAGATCTTCTTTGGTCGTCTTAACTTCTTCAGCCAGTTCTTCTTCGTACTTAGCTTCTAGACGATCAATTTCTTCTGAAAGCTTTGATTTAATCGCTGCTTCGAAG